TGTATTACCGTGCACTGCTATTACTACAAATATTATATATAGTTGTGACGGTTCAACAACTTTCACATTTAGTGGTAATACAATTACCCCATATAAAAGTATAATACCTAATGTTGATAATACTTTAAACTTAGGTACAGCATCTAAGAGATTTAGAGATGTTAATACAGTTAGTGGTACGTCTACAGTTTGGACATCTATTAATCAAGTTATAACACCTAATCTAAATTTAGGTATTGATTCAGATAATAACCAAAGAACAATAACTGCGGATAATTCAATAATAAAAAATGATACACTTTTTGGTGGTAATTATTAAAACATTATAATATGGCAACAAAATTAAGTTTAAGACAAATTGAAGATATAGATAACTTACCTTTTTATTTTAAAAAGGCTGGGGAAATGGATATTGAAGATAATAATATAATTTTCAATTACAAAGAGAATTTTAATATGTCTGGTACATCGATTGGTTCTGGTTTCACAATCCAAGATGGTGATGGTATAAATTCTGATGTTAATTTTAATATTATTAATGTTAATAATTTAAATTCTGAACATATTAATCAATCGGAATATACCAGTAATAATGGTTATAGTAATAGGGGGTGGATTACACAATTAAATGATATCATCATAGGTTCAAATAATGATTTAACAACTGGTTATAGGGTAATTAAGGAAAAAGATTTACTAGATGGTGGTGAATTTTAAAATAAGATATATTTATAAATAAATTAAAAAATGGCAATAAGAAATACAAGGTTTGTACTTAAAAATAACGCTAATTCAGCTGCGCCTTTTTCTGGTGCAACATTGTTGGCTGGTGAGCCGATAGTTAATACAGCTGCTGGTATAATGATGTTTTCTGGTGTAACAACTGGAACAAATGATTGGACTCCAGCTGGACCTGGTGGTAATGCTAATTTTTTTGAAGTTGGTTCTAATTTATATAATTTAAAGATAAGAAATCAAATAACATCTTATAGTGGTGTTACAAATTTAAGTGGTAAATTCTTATCTGGTACAACAACTGGTTTTGTACTTAATGATATTTCAAATATCGTTAGTTATGATACTTATGTTACAGGTTCAACTTTAAGTGCAGCGACAGTAAATAATAATCAACAATCATCACAATTACAATATAATATAACACCTCCAGGTGGTCCGTATTATATAAATACAGAAAATACTTACACTACTGGTGGTACTTATGATAATATAACAAAGTTGGTAACGTTCAAAAGAAATGATTTATTAACTGGTTTTACTGTTAGTTTAAGTTCAATAACAACTACCGATACATTTGTTTCTGGGGGTACTTATTTTACTGGGGGTACAATTGTATTTGATTATAATACTGGTGGTAACTTTCAAGTTACTGGGTTAACTGAAGATTTAAATGCAGCAATCGCTGGTTTGGCTGAGACTGATGAATTAACAATTGAACTTGATATTGCAACAAATAAAATTAGATTAAAAGATATTGTTGCTGCTGGAAGTGGTGGAACTAGAGTATTTTTAGGTAGTACTGAAATAGGTACTGGTGGTTCATTTTCAACACCTGGTTCTGGAAATTTAACAGTTCATGGTGATTTAACAGTATTTGGTGCAACAACAACTGTTGCGACAAATGAATTATATGTTGAAGACCCACAAATCACATTAAATTATAACCCAACAGGTTTTACCACAACAACATCAGTTTCTTCTGGTATTAGAATACAAGATGGTAATGGTGTTACGAGTGGTGATACTTATTTTACTGTTGGTTTAATGCAGAATTTAGTGTCTGGTGATACAACCGAATATACTGGATTAACTGGTTATAATAATAGAGGGTGGATTACACAATTAAACGATATCGTTATTAGGAATACAAATCTTAATGATGGTGCTCCAGACGGTGTTAGAGTAATAGCTGAGGGTGATATTTTAGATTCTGGTTCATATTAATAACATTTAAAAATTAAAAATAAACCTTAATATTAAATAAGGAAAATATATATGGCAATTAGAGAAAATACTTTTTTACTTAAAAGGTCAAATGTACCTGGAAAGGTTCCTTTACCTGGTGATATTCAACTTGGTGAAGTTGCTTTAAATACTTCTGACGTAAAGTTATATGCTTCTGGAACAACCGAAAATGATATTGTTCAAATTGGTTGGGATAGAATAAATAGAACTGGTGATACAGTTACTGGTGATTTCATTTTTAATGGTGGGATAACAGCAACAACTATATCAGCAACAACATATTTAAATTATCCAACAGTAGGTGGTGTTGATGAATTATCCGAATTACTAGATGTGTTAATATCTGGTGAAACAGGGGGTGATGCATTGCAATATAATTCAACATTATCTTTATGGGAAAATTCAAAACCATTTTGGACAATTGATTTAATGGATAATTCATCAGTTGAATTTTATGCTGTTCAAAACGTTAAAATTAATACAATAACAAATGTTGTTGGTTCGCCAAGTATAACAATAGCCGATGATGGTGTACCTTACATTTTAACAAATACTATTTTATCTGGTAGTAAAATAACAGTAACTAGCAATATTCAATCAGTAGTTAAATTAAATATTACATACTAATGGAAGAAAGATATATAAAAGCAATAGACCCAGATAAATGGATTAGACCAGCTGGTTGGCCAGCCTTACCTAATTTAACAACAGCTGATAATAAATATGCTGGTGTATATGCTATTTATGAAGGTAAAACAAATAGATTAGTGATAAGTCATAACTCTGCTGGTGCAAATACTACTATTGATTGGGGTGATGGAACTTCAGTCACTTGGACTGGTACTGGTGGTCAAACAAAACTTTATAATTATTCAACAATAGTAGCACCAGTATTAGTTGATGATGCTGGTTATAATTATAAACCAGTACTTATTCAATTCCAATTAAATAGTGGCACACCTGGCCCTTTACAACTATCAAATACAATTACAGGTGCTGGTGCTGTTGTACAATCAAATTGGTTAGATTTATTAATGAGTTGGCCAGCTGGTTTTACTTTCGCACAAAGACCACGACTAATGCAAAGATTAAATCTTTTAAAAGGTCCTGGAAATCAAAATCTCTCTAGTTTATATACTGGATTATTTGGATTAAGAGTTTTTGAGGGAAATATGTTTGGTCCAGGAAATGCTAACCAATATACAACGATTCAAACAGCATTCGTTTCTATTGGACCAGTTAGATTAGGTAATCTTGAAGTAAATAAAGTTGGTTCTGTAATAAACGCATCTGGTCTTTTTTCAAATGGTTTTATAAAGTCAGTTGGAAACATTAATTTTACAAATACCAATATTGCTTCATTATTTACTGCTTGTAGGGATTTAGAAACGGTTGGTAATATAACTACTCGTGAAACAAATACAATTACAGCACTTTTTAATGGGTGTACTAACTTAGAAAGAATAGGTATAATAGATATTGGTACTGGAGCATCGGTTACAAATGCCGATGTATTTAATGCGTGTATTAATTTGAGAGAAATAGAATTTATCAGTCCAAATGGTGCTAGTAGAATTGGGGCACCTACTACAAATATGTTTACAAGTTGTAATAAATTAAGAAGATTAAGACTTCCTGGTATGTCAGTAACTTTTACAATTGCTGAATGTGATTTAGAAAGAACAGAGTTAGTTCAATTATTCAATGACTTAGCAAATCTAACTAGTTTACCTACTCAAACAATAACAATTACAGGTAATCCAGGTGTTGCAACATTAACTGCTGGTGAATTAGCAATACTTACTGGTAAAAATTGGGCATACGTATTATAAAAATAAAAACAACTATGGAAAATACAAGTGGATTTTATAAATGGGTTAATGAAGAATGGTATTGGGGACCAAATATGGTTGTACATCCAGAATATACATTATTAAAGGAATTGAAAGATACTTATGAATACCCTATTGATGGGTGGGAGTGGTATGATGAAAGACCAGAAGATTTAAATTAAATATATATTTGTTTTGGTTTTTGAAAAACTTCTATATATTTATAGTTAACAATAATATTGATAATAATTAAATAAAAAAGTAAATAATGGCAGATAAAGTATTCGTCAGTCCAGGTGTTTATACATCAGAAAAAGACTTATCATTCGTTACACGTCAAGTAGGTGTAACAACTCTAGGATTGGTTGGTGAGACAACTCAAGGTCCAGCGTTCCAACCTATTTTCGTTTCAAATTACGATGAATTTAGGTCTTTTTTCGGTGGTTGTAACCCTACAAGAATTAAAGATAATGGAGCGCCAAAATATGAGTTACCTTATATAGCTAAATCATATCTATCACAATCAAATCAATTATTCGTTACTAGAGTATTAGGTTTTTCTGGTTATGATGGTGGTTATGCTTGGGGTATTACTCTTAGTTCTGCTCTAGACCCAGATACGGTATCAATTGTATCTACAACATCTCATAACCCACTTATTTCATTTACTGCTGATACTACAGGTTCAATAACTAATTTAGTTTCAACTGACTCAGTAATTCAAAGTTTATGGGATAATGATTTGTTAGGTTTGGATTATTTAGCTACAGCTTCACTTGGTCCAGTTGTTGACATTACAGAAACATTTGAAAAAGTTGGTAACACATTTAATGGTGTTGAAACTTCAGGTATGGAATTAATCGCTACTGGTAATTACCTTAGTGGTACAACTGGAACAACATCTGGTGTTACAATTCAATATTCAGGTTCTGGATATACAGCTGTAGAAAATAAAGTTGTTGCTTTGTTAAGGTCAAGAGGTAGATATAATGCTACTGAGAAATTAGTATTTGAAATTTCAGCAAATACTCAAGTTAATTTCGGAACAACTGTAACAACAGCTGAAAATGACCCTTATGGTGATTTTGAATTATTCGGTACTGGTTCTATTTCTGGAGCTTATAGCTATAACCTATCATTTGATAGAGCTAAACAGAATTATATTACACGAGTTTTAGGTACAGACCCTCAAGACGGTAAAACTACATTATTCGTAGAAGAAATATATGAAAATATGTTCTCTGATTATGTTAATAATGACCAAGTTTTGGGAATCAATATCACTAATTTAGTAGAATATGATAACGAATTTAGTGACTATAAATATGAATATCAACCAGCGGTTACACCATGGGTTGTATCTGAACTTAGAGGTACTAATATTTTAAGATTGTTTAGATTATGGACAATATCTGATGGTAATGCAGCAAATAGACAATTTAAAATTTCAATTAGAAATATTCAACCTGATGCTAAAGAATTTGATTTAGTAGTTAGAAGTTATTTCGATACTGATGCTAGACCAAATATATTAGAGTCTTTCTCAAGATGTTCTATGGACCCATCATCAAATAATTATATCGCTAAACGAATTGGTTCTTTGGATGGTGAATTTCCTTCAGTATCAAATTATGTATTGGTTGAAGTTGATACCGACTCAGTTGTTGCGGATGCATTCCCAGCTGGATTTGTTGGTTATCCTCAAAGAGATTATACTGAAAATGGTAATACAAATGTTCAAGCACCAAATATTGAATATAAAAGAACTTATGGTGTTTTTGAAAATAAAAGAAAAGCTTATTTAGGATTAACAGAAACTTTAGGTATAGACCAAGATTTCTTTGATTATAAAGGTAAACCATTAAGTTCTCAAGTTGATATGTGGACTGGAATGACAAAAGGTTTCCATATGGACGTTAATGCTGGTTTAGCAACAATTGATAACGTTTGTGTTACAATTAATTCAACTGGTGGTACATATTGTCCAGTATTTGAATTTGAAACTGGATGTTGCTCATTTCAAAATGATTTCCAATTGGAAGGTACTGATTATGAAAAATTATACTCACGTAAATTTACATTCGTACCTTATGGTGGATTCGATGGTTGGGACCCTTATAGAACACGTAGAACAAACACTGATAACTATTTCTTAGGTAAACAAAAATTAAAAGACGGTATTCTTAACGGTACATTTGCTGATAGAACATTACCAAATGGTGACCCAGGGGCAACTTCTGATTACTATGCTTACTTAGAAGCTATCTGGACATTTAAAAACCCAGAATCAACAAATGTTAATATATTTGCCACACCTGGTATCGATACATTTGATAATACAAACTTGGTTGAGGAAACAATTGAAATGATTGAGCAAGATAGAGCTGATTCATTATACATCGTTACAACACCTGATACAAATTCAGGTGGTGAAGTTTTAACAGCTGAAGAAGTTGCGGACCAATTAGATAATCAATTTGATAGTAACTACACTTGTACTTACTGGCCTTGGATTCAAATGAATGATGCTGAAAATAATGTTTACATTTATGTTCCGCCAACAAGAGATGTTGTTAGAAATATAGCTTTAACTGATAATATATCATTCCCTTGGTTTGCTGTAGCTGGTGTTCAAAGAGGTGATGTTGATGCAATTAAAGCTAGAGTTAAATTAACATTAGGTGAAAGAGATATATTGTACTCAAGTAGAATTAATCCAATCGCAACATTCGCATCTGAAGGTGTTAAAATTTGGGGTAACAAAACGCTACAAGTTAAAGAGTCTGCGCTTGATAGAATTAACGTTAGAAGATTGTTACTACAAGCTAGAAAACTTATTTCAGCTGTTGCAATTAGATTGTTGTTTGAACAAAATGATGCAATCGTTAGAAATCAATTCTTGAGCTTAGTTAATCCAATTTTAGATAACATTAGAGCTGAAAGAGGTTTAACGGACTTTAGAGTTGTTCTTGATGTAACACCAGAATCGATTGATAGAAATGAACTATGTGGTAAAATTTATTTAAAACCAACTCGCTCATTAGAATATATTTGCGTTGAATTCAACGTAATGAACACTGGTGCATCATTTGATGATATCTAATTAAAAAATAACTTAATTAAAATAATTAAAGGTCGCAATTTGCGACCTTTTTTATTTATAATAATTTTAAACTATATCTAATTGTTCCACAATCATATATTCTGTATATTCCATTTTCTGACATAATTTCATCTTCAGTTTTATCTTTGTCAAAACCCTTCTGAATTAATTTATGTTTTTGATATTTAATCCTATGTTCTCTATTATCATTAATAACATAATAAAAATTTGGTTTTGAATAATTATCAAATTTAAATCCAAGCTTATCATATAAATTACCAGTTGACCATCTTCTATCAGCATAACTTATTATTTCCTTTGGTTTATAATTATTAATAAAATACGATAATAATTTTGATGCTCCACCAATAACATTAGTATCTAATTTATTACAAAATCTAATTAGTTCATATTTATCATCCTCGTCTTTGTTTTTTAATATAACCCTCTTTTTTGAAAAGCACATTAAACTAACTAATTCGTTATTATAATAACAACCTATATTAACTAAAGACCCAACGGCTCCTTGAATATGATTGTTATTTAAAAATAGTGTTTTTTCATTTGTCTTAACTTCCCTTATTTCACATTTCCTAGCGTAAATCTTATTTTCAATTAATCCCAATATGTTTCTTATCCTACTTTTAACAATATCTCGTTTATAAACCCATTCATCTTCAAATATATGAATTAATTTAATACCCTTATCATTGCATAGTTCTGTTTTCTTTAAATAATAGTCACTATTAACGTATTTACTACTGTGCCAGTATAATCCATTATATTCAATAGAAACCTTCTTAGATTCAATATATATATCCAATTCAAGAGGATTTATTATATTCCTATCATTAGGTTTAAATGATAACCCTAAATCAGTTATAAATTCTCTTAACATATTCTCACTTATTGATACACCTTGTTTTATAGGGTTGCAATTTGTACAAGGATTTTCAGTTATTAAATACCTATGTGATAACAAAGCTCTATTAATTACATATTCAGAATTACATTTATCACAATGAATTATAATATCATTACCATAACCATTAATTATGTTTAAGTCCTTGTATTTTTCAAGGAATATTTCTCTTCTTTTGTTATATACCTTATGTCTATTTTCAGATTTTAATATTGGAGTGATTACACCGTATCTATCTATATTAGTGTTAGCTCTTTTAGTTTTTGTTGATTCTAATTTAGCAATATGATTAACACCATGTTTTAATAAAGTTTTTTCTTTAATGTATTCCTTGTTCTTGAATATATTATCAACGTTATATTTTTCCATTAATGTCTTTGTACTTTTTTCTTTAATAACTTCATCAAAAAATGGAACATCAGAACCGTATTTAATATTGTTAGTAACCTTAACTTTATCTTTATGTTCATCACACTTATTTGCACATGATATTGAACAATAATCACCATACCCACCAGACAATGAATTTTTAAACTTTAATTCAGTACTACAAAATTTACATACCTTTTTAATATTTACATTATTAATACAATACCAAATCTTTTCCTTAAAAGGTAATTCATTATACCAAGCATCGTTAATATAATTAATAACTATTTTATGTATATCAGGATAATTTTTAATTAAATAATTCTCCCTACACTTAGAGCCATTTTTATTATCTGTTAAAAAAAAATCATTTAATTCCATATTTTTTATTTTTTGTGATATTTATTTTTAAATGCATACCTAATAAGTTGCAAATATAATAATAATTTTTTAAAAAACAATGAAATGTCAGATTTATTAATGAAGATGCCTACTCCGTATGAGCCGAAAAAGAAGAATAGATGGCTTCTAAGATTCCCAGCTGATTTAGGTATACAAGAATGGTGGTTAGCATCGGCTTCAAGACCATCAATTACACAGAATGAAGTTGAGATACCTTTCTTAAATACATCAACTTGGGTTATCGGTAGATTTACTTGGGAATCAATTAGTGTAACTTTTAGAGACCCTATTGGTCCTTCTGCTGCTCAAGCTATTATGGAATGGGTTCGTTTACAATCAGAATCTGTAACTGGTAGACAAGGTTATGCTGCTGGTTATAAGAAAAATGTAGAACTAGAAATGCTTGACCCTACTGGTGTGGTTATCGAAAAATGGCAATTGCAAGGTACTATGCTTACTAACGTTAATTTTGGTGATTTATCAATGGATGATGACGGTATTGCAGACATCACAGCGGATTTACGATTCGACCGAGCTATATTGCTCTTTTGAGTTGATTATCAGGCAGTTACGATTGTTTTTATCGTATTTTTCTGATAAAAAAGTTATGATTTTATTAAAAAAAGTATAAAAAAGTTTGTATAAATTTAGAATTTTAACTATATTTGTACAAACTTTTTATTTTATTTACTGTTATGAATAATAAACGATATGTTACTTTTTTAGATAATGCTCGTAAAAAGCATAATAATAAGTTTGATTATTCATTGGTTAACTATATTAATAGCAAAACCAATATTAAGATAATATGTCCAATACATGGTGAATTTGAGCAGACACCTGAAACACATTTAAGTAGTAATGGTTGTAAGTTATGTTCATTTGAGTCATTGGCTAAAAATAGAAGTAGAGGTATTGATAAATTCATATCTGAATCCAATATAAAATATAATAATAAATTTGATTATTCATTGGTTAATTATGTAAATAATAAAACCAATGTTAAAATTATATGTCCTGAACATGGGGAATTTGAACAAATTCCAGAGGTTCATTTAAATGGTAAATATGGTTGTTTTAAATGCTCAATTGATGAACAAAGAAAAGTTAAGGTTGATAGTGTTGATGATTTTATAGTTAAAGCCAGAATTGTTCATCGGGATAAATATGATTATTCATTGGTTGAATATATTAATGCGAAGAGTTTAGTTAAGATTGTATGTCCAGAACATGGTGAATTTGAGCAATTACCAGATAATCATTTAAGAAAAGGTTATGGGTGTATTAAGTGTTCAAATTGTGGTGTGAGTTCTGGTGAAAATGAATTAATTGATTATATTAAATCTATTGAGGAAGTTGTTGAAACTTCTGTTAATAATATTATATATCCAAAAGATATTGATGTTTATATTCCTTCAAAGAAAATTGGATTTGAATATAATGGTTTATTTTGGCATTCTGAATTATATAAGGATAATAATTATCATTTGAATAAAACTGAAGATTGTGAGAAGGTTGGGGTTAGATTAATTCATATATTTGAGGATGAATGGTTATATAAGAATGATATTGTTAAGAGTCGAATAAGAAATATATTGGGATTGATTGATGATAGGGTTTATGCTAGAAAGTGTAAGATAAGGGAAGTTGGTACATTAGAATGTAGGGATTTTTTGGATAAGAATCATATTCAAGGATTTGTTAAATCTAAAGTTAGGATTGGTTTATATTATAATGATGAATTGGTTAGTTTGATGAGTTTTGGTGATTTAAGAAGGAATATGGGGTTGAAAGGTGAGGAATGTGAATATGAATTATTAAGATTTTGCAACAAGCTTGATTTAAATGTTATTGGTGGGGCATCAAGGTTATTAAAATATTTTGTTAAGAATTATAAACCAAGAAAGGTTATAAGTTATGCTGATAGGAGATGGAGCCAGGGTGGAGTGTATGAAACATTGGGATTTGAATTTGTTCATG